CATCTTTTCACAAATCCATTTATCCGCTTTTAAAAATGTCTTTGCTACAAACCATTCATATTTATAATTTAATAAATCTCTTCTGGCTTTTCCTCTTTGGATGTCTTGAAGTCAACAATGGAGAGGACTCCATCAACTTCACAGATAAGGTCTACTGTACCAGCAAGGCATAACCTTGATGAAGACATAGAAGTTTCTTGCTGGTAGATGTTATTCAGTTTGGTATCTAACTGCTTTTTAGCAGCCTGGAACATCAATTGTATCAGAGGTGTCTTGTATTCGTTTAAGTTTTTGTAGTCTCCATTTTGTAAATAAACTTCTATTACCCTATGGAGTTTTGTACCCCTAGTGGTAGCAGCTTTGGTAATAAGATTTGCTGTCTCATTACCCACCTTGGCGCGCCAGTCAGCAAATTTTTTCCTGTTGATGAATGAAATAACAGAGGTGACTGATGGATAGCTGACATCTCCATCAACCTTATAGTATCTGATCTCATCTTCATTGAGACGTTGCATCTCTTTGAATAAAGATCTGTACTCTTCAATTTGAGTAAACATTAAGTAGCGTCTAAGTTCAGTGAATTTTTTGCAATGAGATAGTTACGAACCAGACCTGAGCGACAGATGTCATTGATACCCATCTCAATAAGTTCAAAATCTTCTGGCATCACTTCAAGGATACGCATAAAATCATGAATACCATTTTTCTCATTAGTCTTAGTGAGGTCTGACTGCATTGCATCTCCACAGAAAACAATGCGAGTATTCTCACCAACACGAGTAATTATACTATCAAGTTCATGGAAGTTCAAGTTCTGCATCTCATCAATGATGATAACAGAGTTGTCAAGGGTAACACCACGAAGGAATGATGTTGACCAGAACTTGATGGTCTCTTGCTGTTTCAGTGAACCATATAGAGCATCAAACTCTTGGTCACTACCCATCTCAAACATGTATTTTACCATGTTTTTGTATGGAATTTGATAGAGTGAAGACTTGTCTTCATGATCTCCAGGAAGGAAACCAATCTCTCTGGTTGCTACAAGGGAGCGAACAATGTATACATTGTTGTAGTTGGGTACATCCTTCAAAGTGTCATACAGTGCCTTGTAGAGGGCACAGAAGGTCTTACCAGTACCAGCAGCACCATAGATGAATAGATGCTTACCTGCATCCCATGCTTTGAATAGTCTCTCTTGATTTGGTGTAAGGGGCTCAATAGGAACCATCAAACTAGTATTGATAGGGTTCCTTTTCTTTGTCTTGTTACGTGTTTTAGCGGGCATCAGTAAGCATCTCGAACTAATGATTTAGGATGGTTCTTAACCTTGTCAAGAACATGTTTCCAACCTGGATGTTTATTTACCAGTTTAGATTTCCATTCACCTTCATTGCAAGGCATAGAGGAACCCTTGCTCCAGTCTCTCTTCCACTCAGGATTATCTTCATACCACTGGTCAATGTCATGCACTGACATCTGAACTTCTTTTTCTTCACCAGTGTTGGTGTTCTTAACAGGATAAATTGCCAAGGTAATTACAACTCACTGATGTATTTATTCTTCCATTGCAGAAGCAATATCTGGGAATATATTTTTGAATACTTCCCAGCACTGCTCAGCAATAACTCTGTGCTCCTGTTGTGTTCCATTAGATTTACGCAGAGATATGTAATGCATCCAACTTCGAACAGAACCTGTCATGTAGATGCGAGTAGGACAAGCCAGAGGGAGAACAAAACGAGCGCACTCTTTGGCGACCCCATTATCAATAAGATTACTATACAGCACCATGCTGTTATCGAAATGCTCCTTAATTTTTTGTTGATAATCTTTAGTAATTCCAGGAGGGAGATCGTCTGTGGAGTTTTGACGATTTTTCTTATCCTGTCTACGAAGTTGCGGTACTTCGATATCAGAACTGAGGAGGTTGGTATCAGCATATCTTTGTGAAAATTCTTGGAAGGTAAAACTTCTATGACGCAGGATTTGTGCTGCAATTCCACGAGTAGTGTTGATTTCTAGTGTCATGGAGGCAGTCTCAAAGATAGACCAGTGCTCATGTTTGATACAATACCTCAGTAGACCACTAGCAGTGTGAAAGTTGTTTTGATTATGTGGGTTGCTGACTCTAGCAACATATGTGATAACTTCTTGTGGTCCTTTACCCTCAAGTTCTCCTTGACCTTGAGTGGTTGAAATCAATTTAACTTGGCTCATTTTTTCCAAAAACCTTTGCGTTGGTAATCTTCATCAATGTGATAAGTGTATCCTTGATCTTTGAGACATCTAGATTCACCACCTTTCCACACAGGGATTGCCTCTGAGTAGGTGCCCATATTAGAGTCTGTCAGATCTTGATTGAGTCTTTGGTGAACTTCAATGAGTTTACCATCTATAAACTCACAATTAATATAATGCTTATCTTTGAGTGTGTTAAGTATTGTTGGGAAAGGGATATGAATATCAACCCTTAACCACTTGTCCCATTTCCACAGGGGATTGCCAACAGTTCTGAATCCTTCTACAGCATCCACCTGTTTACCATCAATGTAATCAATAGACAAATGTCTTCCTGTGAATACCTCACACCAGAAGTTACCAGGTTTGATGCAGTCTGTGTACTGATCAAAGTGCATGAACCTAGCACTAAGACCCATCCCAAGCAAGTTGGTAATGGGTCTTACAATATATTTTCCAGGTCTAGGAACAGGCACCCCAGGAGCACCACAACTATGCCCTAGTTTCTTTGCCAAGATAAGTTTGTCATAGATCCAGAGGTCATCTGGATCGCATTGTTGCCACATGTAGTCATCAAACCTTGGAGTCTTCATTTTGAAATCCTTTCTTTTCCTTTTTTTGTCTTTGGTGTTGTAGAACCATCATGTCATACATCTTTTCCATGTACAAAAGTTCTGAACTGGTGTATAAAGATCTCTTATTATTATTCTTCAATAGTTTCTTCAGGAGTTTCCTGGTCTTTTTCTGTGCCATTAGAATACCTCCTCAGTATCATCAGTTTCGTAGTATGCTAACACATCTTCATAAGGGATGTTGAGTAAATGATTTTCATTCTGTGAATTTATTTCTGCTTCAAGATCTCTAATACAAACCTTCAGATTGTTTATGATCTCTAGAAGACGCTCATTTTTCATTTTGCAACCCTAGTTCTGGAAAAGCATCAATAACATTTTGACGAGTAATCTTATAATTGTCAGTTAGTCTCTTGTCCTTTACCAAATCTAATAGGTCTGCTTCATCCTGATGAAGAGATTCAAGAAGTTGAATCCACATTGCTTCTTTCTTGAGTGATTGAATCCTAGGTCTAGTATCACCAGAGCAACCATACACTGTCACACCAGGAGCAATGTCCTTGACAATAAACTTCTCAAGCACTTTGTGCTCTCTGTATAGCATTTGATGGTTGATACCTTTAGGTTGATCACTCTCTGTGTATGGTGTCTTACCCTCAGGAAATGTGAAGCGAATTGACTTCGCAAAATTACAAAGAAGAACTTTTGTCAATGCAGGTGATTTGTACTCATGAAGGAGATTAACCTTTTCTGCTTTAGTCTTGGCGTTAGAAACTCTCTGAAGGACTTCTGATAGAAGTGTTTTGTTTACTGGGAGTTTAGGTGTTTTTGGTCTGGGCATGATTACCGTCGATAATTTTCATTCCATTGTATCTGAAAGGTGCAAACCTTGGGAACCTGGCAGATAGATTATTTTCATTTGCAGAGATTCTGCACTTCTGTAACCTGCCATATACTTCATTTGCTTTTCTTCCTGTAATACCTGTTTGTGTGAGGATTACATTTGTGATACCTCTGTTTTGTCCTACTTGTGAGAACATAGGTTTGTCAAGGGCATATACCTTGTAATACTTCATGATCTCAGCAACACTCAGATCAAATGCTTTATTTGGATTCTCTTCTAGATGATACTCACAACATCTTTTGACCATGTTTTTGTAGTCATCAGACAAATATATAATGGCATGAGCAATAAGCATATTGTATACTCTTACAATATCTTTGTTCTTTGGAACTGGTTTGTACACTACAAACCTGCCAGTGTAATCCAAAATATATCCAAGTGTAGTAGTGCCAAGGTACAACGCATCTGCATTGTCTGGTACATTATATATCATCTTATCTGATTCCTTGTAGATAATATCATCTTCAAGCACAGTGAATGGTGCTTTCAGATTGGGATCAGATAAAAGTTTGTAATGGGATTTGATTGCTCTCTGGAATCTCTTGTCAACAACACCAGGAAACCTATCCCAATCCTTGAATTTTAGACGTTTTAGGATCTTCTCTGTTGCCTCTTTCTTTTTGGGCTCAGAATTCATATTGATGTATATGGTTTTGATATCCCTTACGTCTATTTTCATTACGCAAACTCTTCCATGATGTCTTGAATATTATTGTCAATAAAGTATTTTACAGATATTGACTTAGGTGGTTCCAGAGATTCAAAAGAAGATAAGATCTTAATGTGAATCTCTTCTGGAATCCTTGACAAATCAATCAGTTGTGAGTTCCTATTCCAGTTACGAAGACGAATATAATTTGTGAATTCTTGTGGGTCCATGCTCGCCAGAGAAGATATCTTCTCTTTACTCATCTTCTTTTGTGGTTTACCTGTGACAATAGCATCATCACAGGTAAGAATGTTAGGTATACCATCTGAACGATCACCTTTGATGATGTGTTCTTGAAGGTATTGAACAGGATTAGGATGCTCAATCCATCTATTTCTGATAGGATCATACTGACTTACAAACTGATGCTTGTGAAGTTGAATAAAATCCTTGTCAGCAGAAAGAATTAAGACAGGATCTGGAGTATATCTGTCATTATTGTTTACAACAAGTGAAGCAATAATGTCATCTGCTTCAGCACCTTCAACCTGAATGACTTTGTATGGGAAGTGATCTTTAATCTCATCCCTGATCTTATTTAGTACGGAAAACACCTGGTCCCAGTCATACTTTGAACGCTCACGTTCTTGCTTACGATTCTTCTTATAGAAAGGAAATAGGTCCCTGCGCCAATAGTTCTTATCATCATAACAAAGGACAAGTTCTCCATACTCATCCTTAAACTTCTTGTGAATACGAGCAATCACTCTCACAATAGATTTACGAACAGAATCAATATTGATTTCTTCTTCGATCTTGTTCCTCACCATCAGATGACTGATGGCTATTTGATTCGCATCTACTAGAATCACGGGTGCCCCCTTGTGTTACTTCTATATTATACAAAAAAAGGGACCCCATGTCAAGGGTCCCTCACTCAATCTCCCATAATGTCTTCTGGGTCAAACTCATCTGGGTCATATCCCAAGTCAAAATTGATTGCCATATACTCACCTCTGTTCAAAGAACCGTCATTATCAAAGAGTTCAGGGTGTGGATTCTTTTCAAAGAGTTCATCAAATTCATGTTTCTCAACTGACATAAACTCCCAGTATTTTTCACTGAAGAACCAACCTGATGTGACCCCAACAATAAGACATAGTAGTGAGATGATGACCATCATTGTTCTACTCCTCTGAAACTTCTAGTAGTATCTTGAATTTTCTTTTGAACAACTTAAAATTAATTAAGTTTCTGTAGATTTGATCATCCTCCTCTGTTTCTGTTTCGGTGTTTTTGGGAATCATTGTTTCAAATCCCCTGTTGATTCCAGGTGGCATTATACTAATTTGTTTGTAAGTAAATAGGTTACTGTCTCTCGCATACCCCCAATGTTTTGATTTTTGTAATTGACTTGTGGGAAAGTAGAACCTCTTCCAAATTTAGTTAGAAAATCTTCAACAGAGTAATCTTCACCAAGTTTTAATTCTACATGATCAACACCTTTTGAAGACATAAACTCTGAGAGTCTACTACAATATCCACATCCATCTTTTGAATAGATGTAGAAAGTCTGTTTGTTTGACATACTTACCTGTGATAGAATTTAAGGATCAATCGTCATAGATCCTACATTCTTCTGCCTCAGGAAAGGTGTCACAAAATAGTTCAAGTGACGTGGGGTCGTGATTGTCTTCTGGATTGTGCTTTTTATATGCTTCAAGCTCTGCTAACTCACCTTCAAGGTGTCTGCGTGAGTGTGGTGAGATCAGTGGATCATTCAGGAGTTCTTTGTCCTTCCTGATATGGTCATCAATTGATTTCATATTGCCTCCCTAAAAATGTATTATAGGATTTGTGAGATGCTTTGTCAATTGTGTACTTGTATTTAGTCAAAAAGTCAGGGACACCAGATTTTGTAGTCATCCCTGTATATTTGACGAATCTTTTTCTTTTGAGTGTCAGTCAGTGTAATACTTTTTGACTTCTCTTGACTTCTACAATGCAGTGGTGGTAGTTTAGTTTTCCAAGTATCCTCAAGGTACTCTTTGATGCGTGTGTCCATTTCTGACAACCAGAACACTTCATCATAGTAAGAGGGGTCTGTCCCTAGGTGCTTTACCATAGGAGCAAAGTGATACTTCAGGTACCTTATGTTGTTTCTTTTGTTGTGAATCCTTGGGTGCTTGTCTAATGCCTTGGGAAAGTCATCAATAATCTTATCAATGGTCCAACTAGCAGTCCTATTATCTACTGCTTCCCTAATAATTTTATCTTTGTAGCAACTGATAAACCTCTTAATAGGGTCTCTCTTGATGGCAATCTTTGTTCCAGATGTTGGTCTGAACCACTCAACCAAGTATCTATTTTTCAGGTGCTTGTATGAGTCTACATCTTGACTTACATATCCTTCACTTATGGTTTTCAGATTGAGATTGTGTGTCTCATTGTAAGTCATCCACATACGAATAGTGGTCCCACCACCTTTAGGCACATCATATATGGTCAATCCATGTGCCTTATCTAACAATAAACCCATTATGTTCTCCAGATTTCAGGATTCTTTCTGAGGACCTGGTGGCAACCTTTGTATGGTTTACCACCAGCGTATATACCATATCTCAATTTGTATGGTTTGATGCCACTAAGCATCATCAAATATCCAACCATAAGGTCTTCATAGATATGGTCTTTCTCGACAGTATGAAGGTTGTCAATAGTATAAAATTTTCTTATATTACTGATAGCATTTCTTGATAGTATATAAGAATGACCACCTAACCCAAAGGTACAATTGAAACTTTTGATACCTCTAAATTCTCTGTACCTTTTATTATACCATGGACTGTCTTTACTTATTCTGCCTAGATGATATACACCTGCTCTAGTTCTGTGAGGGGTGTGTAGATACTGAGCAGTATAGTCTCTACCACGAACCACAGATGACCTATGTGCATTAAATGAATTTGTGATGATTGAATCTCTGTCTAACTTTAGGAAGTGATTGTATTTTTTGAATTCTTTAATCTGTACAATTGCACTATAAGCAGCAATCATTTTTTCAGGAAGATGCTCCCAATTATCTCTACAGCGTAGATATAAAATATTATCATCTAGTTTCCACTTCTTATCTAAACTTGGATCACCTGCTATGATTATCTGTTTGATTTTGTTGGATTTATATCTAGGCCAAAGGTTCTTCTCAGCCCTGCAGGACACTCTTATTCCTAACATAACACAATCATTCCTGATTTATTTATCTATGATCTTGCGAAACATAGAATTATATTCATCAGCAAATTTTTTATTAAACATGTGGTAGAAGGGGAAAGGTTTGTCCCACTTCTTATCAACATCATACCATTTCTTACAAGCATACCAACTTGGTTTGAACCTTGGATGTTCAAAATCTCCTTTGCCGACAAAGGTCATCACCCTATTACTTACCAAAGGTAAGGGTCTATTGTTATGTAATGACTTAGCTATAGAGTGAATCAGTTGGTCATCTCTACTATTTTGATAAGTTAATCCAGAACCACACAAGTATTCATCTATGTTATACCATACATTTTTTATTGTTCTCATAAAATGCGCATCATATTTTTGTCTGTCAATATAAATCAGACCACCATGACTTAAGTATAATTTTTTGCCAAATTTTTTAAAAAATTTATCCTTGAAACTATAGTTCCTTTTGTAAGCACCTAGAGAATCAATGAACCTTCTTCTATACTTGAATTTCTTCCACACATGATTGGGGTTGGAAGCACATAAAACATCTGCATCCAGAAATATACTCTTGTTGAATGGAGTCATCTCATGCAACCATATCTTTGGAAAGGATCCAAATCTTTCAAATGTTGTAGTGCAACTCTTATAGAATACTTTATTCTTATTTAAGTCTTTCTCTGTAATAATATATAATTTTCTCCCTGGATCGTATTTTTTTAGTGTCGCCTGGAGACACTTTGCCATGTCCATATACTTAGATCCTATGGCAATGGTTACATAACCCTCTTTCATAGCATCACTTCATTGCAACTATTTATTGAAGAAGCGTCCATATGTTTCATAATCTTTTCTATACCATTGTTCTATTTTTTTAATTTGTTTGTTGCTTAAGTTATTCTTTTTTATCATCTTACATATAGTTTTGTTTTTTACTGGTCTCTTCAATTTACTTTTTAGTTTCTTCTCAAGGATTGGAATCAATCTAGTATTTACTTCAGAGATACTAAAAATATCATCATATATATTTGCATTATTGCCCAGGAAGAATACTAATTTTCTAGAGTGCCACATGATATCAGGAGATGCTTGCTGATACAAATGAAGTTTTTGTAAAAATACATCAAAGGTAGGAGTAGGAGACAGACCTTTCAAAAAATATCTATGTCTTTTAAGCAAAATTTTTTTGTCAATAACTCTGTTGTTATAGCAACTAATGAGTTTGTCAACAGGATCTCTGACCACACAAAATTTATAATAATTTTTACACTTTTTTATAACCTTGGCATCAAATTTTTGTGCTGAAAATCTATTACCTATATGGACTTCACTTTCTCTTCTACTCTCATCAAGGTAATCATATAACATAAACTTCAGTGATGTCCCAGCACACTTAGGAGCATTGACAAATAATAGTTTATGTTTTTCTAGTTTTATCATCAGATAATAATTATACACAACAATGGCACTAATACAATGCCAACAGAAATTAGAAAGCCTATCACATAGTGAGTGATAGGCAGAGGACTGTGTTCTGGCATTACTCCCAACAATTTTTTTCTTCTACAGTGTTTTCTTTAAAGTTAATGCCAGCAAATTTTTCGTATTGTTTGAGGGACCTGACCTTTCCTAAACCATATTTAGGTAGGTCTAGTACATACTCTTTTTTAAATTGAGGTATGTCTGACATCTTCTTGCTGCCAAGTAGTTTGTGTATCCTACACACTGCTGGATTCTGATGCTGGTCTATAGAGACTCTATCAGACCAATGAGTGTGGTAAGAATCACCTACATTGTGTCTCTCATAGAGATGATAAAAGATGTTGACATCAGGTGTGTACATATTATATCCATGTGTCCAGTATCTCACTGCCATAGTTATCTCTTCTCCAAAGAAGTAACCTCTAGGGTCATAAGGAACATCTTTGATGACTCTACCTGGACCAAATATCAAACCACCAGCAACATATGGATTCAATTGTGGTTTGCAGGGTCTCTGAGTAGGCAAGACTAATGCTTCAGCTTGTGCCCCATATATGCTGGAGTTGAACTTGCCATTTTTCATATGAGGGAGTTGGTCAGTATACCTATACTCTGTATCATGCTTGTACCCTGCAACAAAGGTGGATAGAATAGCATTGGGATCCTCTGCTCTCTGCCAAGATTCCACTAACTCTTGGTCCCAATACTTCTCTGCCCTCATATGACTATCAATTTGACAGAAGAAGGTTTCATTTTTATATAACTTACCTGTTTCATTCCTTGCCCAGCAAGCACCTTTACTTTGTTTTGAATCAAACTCAAGGATTCTATAGTGAGGATGATATGGGAAGTGATATTTACCACATACCTTTTTGTCCTCCTCTGATAGTTGTAGGTTGATACCAAACCTTAATCTCTCAGGATACATTGCCTCATGTATCAAACTCTGTAGAGTTTTAGGTAGTTCTGTATCTCTATAAGCAGCAATCAATACAATGATAGTGGGAGGATTCTCTATCT